TGCTAAGATGGGTGAATGGTGGAATGAAAATCCACAAAGAGCATTAGCAAATAACTCTGTAGCTTATACAGAGAAACCAGATCCAGGTATCTTTATGAAAGAATGGTTATCATTATATGAAAGTAAATCAGGTGAGAGAGGTATGTTCAATAGAGCATCTGCTCAAGCTAAAGCTGCAGAGAATGGTAGAAGAGATGCATCATGGGATTTTGGTACTAATCCTTGTAGTGAAATTATATTAAGACCTAATCAATTCTGTAACTTAACTGAAGTTGTGTGTCGTTCTACTGATACTATGACTACACTAACAAAGAAAGTTAAACTTGCTACGATACTAGGTACAATACAATCTACCTTTACAAACTTTGGTTATCTTCGTAAGAGATGGCAGAACAATACAGAAGAAGAAAGATTACTTGGTGTATCTTTGACAGGTATTATGGATTCTGTTGAGCTCAATACTATTGATGGTCTAGCTCCTAGATTAGAAACATTGAAGAAACATGCAGTAGAAACTAATAAAGTTTTAGCAAAGAAGTTAGGTATACCACAATCAACAGCTATTACTTGTGTTAAACCTTCAGGTACTGTAAGTCAATTAGTTGATAGTGCTAGTGGTATACATGCTAGACATAATCCTTACTACATTAGAACAGTAAGAGGAGATAATAAAGATCCATTGACTGAGTTTATGAAAGTATCTGGTATACCTAATGAACCA